GCAGAGGACTTCATCGTCAAATCAAGCCCGGTTTAATCAAACTATACATGCGTCGCACAAATCAACTTACGTGACGCATTCCACGGCTAATTCTAGCGAATTATGAGCCGCCTACCTTCAATGGTGGGCGGTTTTCTTTATCCCTAGGATATCAGGAAAACCGCCCACCGCTAAGCCGCTGTCAATCAGCGGCTTTTCGTTTAGGCGCGGTGTCCGGTAGGGCTTGGGCGGGTTCATTGAAACCGCTCCTGCCAAGCATGGACCGGGCACCACGCGGGATCGCAAGGCCCCGATCAAGGTCGAGCCGCGCCGGCGGTCAATCCGGCAATTAGAGGACTTATTCAATTCATTCTTAGAGGACAAACATCTATGCTCAAAATCACCAACACCGGCGATCCGTCGGTTAAACCGCCCCTCGTCATGCTCGTGTATGGGGAAGGCGGAGTCGGTAAGTCGACGTTCGCCGCCACGGCCCCCAAGCCGCTCATGGCGGACTGCGAGAAAGGTTCGAAGTATTTCGGTTTGCGAGGAATCAAGCTCGACGTGGCTCACATCGAAAAGTGGCCAGACATGCGGGAGTACACCGAGGCTCTCAAAAAGAGCGGGTATGAAACCGCCGTCATCGACCCCATCGGCGAACTCATGGAAAAGCTCATGCGTCACATGGTGGCGCTCGGCGACTCCAAACTCGTACAGAAGGATGGCTCGCCCAGCCAAGCCGGTTGGGGATGGCTCAGAAAAACCATGCGCGATTACGTGAATGTGCTCCGGGATTCCGGTATGCACGTTCTGCTCGTCGCTCACGTGGACGACAAACCCGATGAAGATCGGGTGCTTTTGCGTCCGCTCATCACGACCAAGGTATCGAAGGACATCGTGAACATGGTCGACGTGGTCGGCTACATGACGGTCGTACAAACGGGCGACGGCGAATCGAAGCGTGTCATTTTCGTGGATCCATCGTCAGACAAATTCACGGCGAAGGATCGAACTGGCCAGCTCGGGAAAATCATCGAGCCTGACTTTTCGAAGATCGTCAAAGCCGTTCACGGTACCGAGAACTACGCGTGGTCAAAGAAGTCAGCTGTTCAAGAAGAGAAAGTGGAAGAGCCTGCCGTTCCAGCGGTCGCTCCAAAGCCACGCGTCGACCCTAATCCAGCTTTCGAGGCCGCGCGATCCAAGGTCGCCGCAGCTGTCTAATCGTATGACTGAAAAAATCATCGAGAAGCTGTACGACGGTCACGTGTCACTAGAATTCCTTCCAACCTCTCACCGTTATCGGCTCGAGGGGTCGAAGGAATACCTGCCATCAGTCACCGCCTGCACGGGAATCATCGACAAGTCGCGTGTGCTCATCCCTTGGGCTGTCGGCTTGGCTGAAAAGCACATCCGCGCGTTCCTTGAATCCAACACCGGACCGTTCTCCATGGAGGAGATCATTCCGATCATCGAAGAAGCTGTTCGCCAGCACCAGATCAAAAAAGACGAAGCGGCATCGATTGGCGACATGGTTCACGCCTACGCCGAAGCGTTCGCCTTGGCTGTTATCGGGAAACAAGAAGTGCCACAAATTCCTGAAGACGCAGACGAACGCGTTCGCGCGGGAATCAATGCCTTCCTAAATTGGTTCGTATCAAACGACGTGCAATTCCTGCATGCCGAGAAGCTTGTCTATTCGCCAACCCACGGTTTCGCCGGATTGGTCGATGCCGTGGCGAACGTGAACGGCCAGCGCACGCTCATCGATTACAAAACGTCGAAGGGCGTCTATACCGAGATGCGCTACCAAGTCGCGGCGTATTGTCTCGCATTCGAAGAGGAACACGGCAAGTCTTTGGACGGAGCCTTAATCTTGCACTTCGACAAGGAGACCGGCGTCTGCAATCCGCATCCGCTTACCGAGGACGAACTCATGAAGGATTCCTCAGCCTTCCTCGCGTGCCTTGCGCTCAAGAAACGCGAACGTGAATTAGCCAAAGTCTGATATGGAAAACTTTTACACGTTTGACCAACTTCAGGCCAAGGCACATGACGCATCCCTCAAAGCCGCCAAGGCAGGAGAAATGTTCCAAGCGGCGCTCTTGCAGGAAATGAGTTCATATCTCGCACATCAAGAAAACCAAGAGGCTTCATTCAGCGCGATCCGTGCCGTACTCGAGTGGAAGAAATCCATTGAGCATGCCAAGGATTCGCTCATCGTCGAACTTGAGGACACGAGTCCTGAAGCGTTCGCCGAAGAAACGTTCTAATCATATGCCTAAAACATGAACCATGATAGCCCAACGCAACCTTCAGAAAGTCGACGCTCTCTCGATCCTCGTCATGGGTTCAGACGGCCACGCCTACCTGCTTAGTCGCAGGCGAGGTTCCATTCACGTCTCGCTCGCGGAACTCGCCAAATGGGCGGCGAAGCGAATCTGGTGGGTTGAAGACATCCCGACGCGAAACGAAAGCCTCGTCCGGTTTCTCAATGAGGCATACGAACGGCATCTCGCCTGCAAATCGCAGGAGCTCGAGCTATCGGCCGACCAGTGGCTTACCACGGCCGATGCACTCGCAGGCAGGCTCTCGGCAAACATGTCGATTCGATCCAGGCTGGTAAGTCCATCCTGAATTTGAAGAACCTAGTTCGTCTGGGATGGGGAAGCGGACCGACCTATGCCGTCTACTCGGACGCCACGAGCCAGGCCGCCTACGGCCATCGAGACGAAGCGCTCACGGATTCAGGAATTCAGAATAGCGGGTCGGCCGATGTGAAGGGGAATGGAGAGATCACGCGGCTGAAGGATCCTCGCTCAAAGACCGTGCTGACGGTGAATACGAATTACGCCATAGAAACAATTCTGCCAGGAGATACGGTGAAGGTTTTGAATGTGCCGAGCGGAACGTCCTCACTCTTATCTGGACAGGTGTTGAGAATCCAACGAGTCGAATACGATGGGAGTCTGGCTGTACTCCATTTAGCGGATCAAGTAGACGTATTTGGAAACGAAATCATCGAAAGTCTAGGCTGATGCTTTTCGTAAGCACGATCTGTTCCAGCTCAAACGCATCGGCATGGCTACAGACACCAAGATATGATGCTAAATTGAATTCGTTGGCACGCTTCAACATTCTTTCCGCCGTCTTCATGCGTATGACCGTCGCGTGAGGAAATAGAACGTATCCTAAAAAATCTATTCCTTGCGCCCACGTGCGGATAAAGACTTTTTTCGGATGCAGCTGAAGCGATAGCGTCGTATTCAAAAACTGCTCAATATTTTGAGTCACGCCCGCAAGGCGTTCTTTCGTTTCGCTTAAAATAATAAAGTCATCGCAATAGCGAAGGTAATGTTTTTCCCGAAGAGATATTTTTACGTACCGATCCAACTCGTGAAGGTAGATATTAGCGAACAATTGACTGGTCAAATTACCGAGCGGAATGCCCTTGCCCTTGGAGACCGAGAAACTACCTATGATATTTTTAAGCAACTCAAGGGTTTGGATATCGACAATGCGTTTTTCCAGAAAGGAAAGGAGCGTGGGGTGATCGACCGAAGCGAAAAACCGCCTGACGTCGCATTTCAAAGCGTAGACGGTTCGTGTATTGTTGCGGCTCGCTTGGTGCAGGAAAGTCCTCAGCCGCTCGACGGCGGCATGCGTGCCTTTTCCTACGCGGCACGAATAACTGTCATGGATAAATCGGCTTTCGAAAAACGACTCGATGACGTTCACGATAGCCTGATGCACGACCCTATCCTTCACCGTAGCCTTATGAATCCGACGTTGTTTCGGATCGAAAATGGTAAACGGCTCATAGGGATCGTGCCGGTATTCGCCGGAGAGAAGGCTGTCGCGTAAGGAGAACAGTTTATCTTCCAAACGCAATTCAAAAGCCATCACGTCGGCTTTTGATCGCTTGCCGTTGCTGAACCTTACCCAAGCGGCGAATATATTTTCGATGGAGCAAATTTGCTCAAACAAACTTTTACTCATTCTGAATTCATTGAAGAGCCATTATGTTACCCCCCCCC